TACTCTTCCGGGTCGGTTGCGCGCTTGTCGTTGTTACACTTTGCGCATGTAAGCTGGAGATTATCGGGCCAATTCGAGCCGCCGCGCGATAGCGGCTGAATGTGGTCAACGTGGTAGCCGTCGCCCAGTGGCGTCCGGCAATAGATGCACACGCCGAGTTGCTTGACGAACAGCGCCTTGATGTCCGCGCCAGTGTGCGAGCCTACGGCCTGTTTCGAGCGCGCACGGTAGTTCCGCCCGCGAGCGCGTGCAGCCTCGGGATTGGCTGCATTCCATTCGCGGACACGCTGCTCGATAGTGGATTTGTTAGCGCGGTAGTAGGCCTGCCGAAGTTCCAACGCTCGATCAGCGTTTTGCAGCTTCCATTCCTTCGCGCGCTGCTTAGTGGGCGCTGGGTCGGCCCTGTAGCTCTCTTTCATGCGATTTTTGATACGCGCGACGTTGTCGCGGTAATAGTCCTTGAAGTATTCCGGATTGAGTTCCCGGCGTCTTCGTTCCCCAGCGTTTACCTTCGGCCTGTTGGCGGCCTTCCAAGCATTCGCTTGGTCGCGATGCGCCTTGGCATATAAGCGACCGGCCGCCCTTACCTTCTCGCGGTTCGCGTCTTTCCACTTCTTGGATTGAGCGCGCTTCTTTGCTAAGTCTACGGTAGCCATCTGGAACACTCATCCTGTTCGTTGTGGTCAGAGACGTGAGGGTGCTCAAACACCCTCGCGCCTCGCTCAGTATAGCATAGTCCAGATTAGAAGTCGTCAAGCATCCGAGACAGCAGCCGCGAATATCGTGACCATTCCTTGGTCTACTGGTTTCGCGTCATCTGTGGTAACGTCGCTTCCGAAGCGGAGCTTCCCAATTCCCCTTATCTCCGATACCCCTACCCCATTAAAAAATTTGTAGTCGCGTACGTTCTCCGTCGTCTTGGCACGCTGCGCCCACGCAATGCCAAGCGCCTGTGCACCGCACAGGTAGCTCGCCGCAACGTCGATACCCGCCGTGCCCGCTCCAGCAATGACGGTAAGCTCCGGCACCTCGCGGATGATGAGACCCTGCCATACCAAGTCGCCCGCCGTGAACAGCGGATTGTCACTGCCCCGGTTCCACGCATATTGCAGCGCGTTAATCATCACCGGATCGGCCTGCAAATCGCGGAACTGCAAGCTGGGCATGAACACGACGTACCACTCTTCGTCGTTGTTGATGGTGATCGGCCGGATGCGTGGATTGGCGAGACGAGCGCGGCGCTTGGCAAGCGAGAGGATGCCAGTCGTCATCTTGTCGGCGGTATTGTCCACCGTCAGTAACGCAGTCGCCATGACGTTCGACACGCCATTGATGATTTGGCTTCCGAACAGCACGCGATCGGCGTTGTTCGTGACCCACGTGTTGCGCTGGCCGGCGGTCGCGGCGGCGTAGGTGATCTGCACCGAGCCGTCCGCGGTCATAGATCCGAGGCTGGAGATGATGTCATTGCGCATCTTCTCCAGTTCCCAGATCATCAGCGCGTCGCGTGCGGCGTTGCGCAGGTCGATGACCGACTTCTGTTCGTCCCAGTCGGATACCGCAACCGCGTGCCGGATGACGCCGACCGACAGTTTCATGCTGCGGGCGTTCAACACTTCTTCGTTGCCCTCCAGCACGGTGTTGCCGGTAACGCCCGCGCCGATCAGGCGACGGACGGCGGGGAACACGATCGAGTCGCCGCGCTTGGTGGTGAGGTCTTCCCTTATCTGAATCATCGAGGACATACTGGTACCGAAATATCTTGCAAATTGATTTCGGCGTACGTACTCGGTGAAGAACTCAGAGTCCCAAATCGTCGGAGTGAGAAGCGGTCTAGCAGCCGTTACATTCATGTCAGCCATTTGGCTGGGCTCCTTGCCTATGTGTTGATCGGGGGATTTGCGTTGTCGTCACGCCCGATCTGGCTCGGCGGCAGCCCAGCGCCCGTTGACCCCGGCGGCGGGTTAGGCACGGCGTCGGTTAGTGCTTTGCGTTATTCCGGCCATGCACTCCGGATAGGATGTCATCCATTGATAACGGACCTGAAAACGCCGGCTCGCTTCGCCCCGCCACGCTGCGCACGCTTGCCAGTGACGGCGCCATGCCCGCAGCCGGGGAAACGGGAACGGTTGCAGTCGCACCATTGCCGGCCGCCGCGACATGCTCGGCGATGATCCGCGCACGGTACGCCGCCGGATCGTCGCCGATCTCGCGTTGCATCCGCATGCGCTCGACCTGCTTTGACGCCCACTCGTACGGGTGCGGCTGCGCGTACAGCTTTTGGAACAGCGACGGATCGGCCTTCGCCGCCTCCTTGAATTCGCCGATGATTTCCGCGACTTTCTCCGCGCCGAGTTCCTTGGTGACGAGCATCTCGGATAAATTCAAACGCTCGTTGACCATCATGCCCTGCACGCGATTGGCATAACCTTGCGGGTCAACCGCCGGATCGATCGGTTGCAGCACCGGCGGCGTTTGCGCGACGGCCGGCGGCTGCTTTGCTTCCGCCAGTTGGCGTTGCAGGTCCGCCCGCTGTGTCTCGGCCTCGACGGCGCGGGCTTTCCAGTCCTGCCGCTTGTGGCGTTCGTCCTCATAGGCGCGGCGCGGCACGAGGGCTTCGCCCTCGCGCGGCTCCGGCGGTTCTGCGTCTTCCGGTTCCGCGACTTTCGCCGCGGGCTCGGCAGGCTTTGCTGGTGCAGCCGCCGCAGCCTCGGGTATCTCCGGTTTCGTTGCCGGCTCGGCCACGGGTTCGGCTACCGGCGCGTCACCTTTCAGAAACGCGTCGAGCTGCGTGTCAGTAGCCATGGTGAACACCTTCAGCCGGCACGCCTTCGACGCGTGCCTTCAGTGTTTCGTGATCCTGCGTAGCATCACGCATCTTTTTTAACAGGGCTTTGTATGCCTCAGCGATCATCGTGAGACGATCAAAGTCCTGCTGTGACGCAATGCGTGCGTTGCCAGCTGGATCGTAGACGACGGGCGGCTTCCACCCGTTGATTGACGGGGTGTCACTCATGTGTGGTTCCTCGATTGCGCCCGAATGCCCGGCGGCGGCCAGATCGCCCGTTGCGCGCTATGCGCCCCCGGCGGCGGGACGGCCGGCTACTGGAGCCAGCGCGTCGGTGTGACGGGGCGGTAGATCACGTCCGTATTGGTGAGCTGCGTAAATGGAGCATTGGCCGCGCCATCGGTGCCGAGCGCAGTCTCGACTGTCGCGCCGATGCTGGGCCAGATCAGGCACGATCCGCCGGAGCGGTTGAGAACGGAGATCGCCACGTAACGCTGCACCGCCGGCAACGTGAAGCCAGTCGTCGCGCTGCATGTCGTTATGACCGTCGTGCGCGTGCTGATGACCTGGCCGGTTAGCACGGCGCCGGTCGAGGTGGAGAACGTGGCCTGCGCGGTCGAGCCGGCGAGCGCCACGGCGGCGGGCGTCAGTGACGTGTCGTTGAAGCCGGTGGCGTCGGTGTTGGCGTTGAACGTGGTGGAGCTGATCGCGCCGCCCGCGGTCTGCCCGGTCGGACCAACCTGAGCCACGGCAGGGAGTGCGAGCGCGAGCACGGCGACGACGGCAAGCAGGCGGGATAGGTGTTTCATGGGTGTTCCTTGGTTTCGGCTGGATTACGGTGAGCTTGAGACCTGATATGTCAGCCACGGCACGGAGGCGGTCGTTACCTCCGTCCAGACAGTCCCCGAGGTAAACGCGGGCGGCCACGTGCCATAGGTCTGGGTGATGGAAATGCCGGTCGCGCTGGTCGTATTCCCTCCGACATTCGCCTGCGTCGGGCTGCCGAGGAAAGCGGCCGACAGGACATCTGCACCGGCTGCACTTCGCGAGGTCCATACCGCAATGGTGCTTTCGGTGTTGAGGCAGGTCCAGTAACCGCCGCGTGCCAATGCGGAACTGACTGCACCGTTTAGCACGCCAACACCAGCGCCTAGCGTAATGTCGGTTGTGCTTGATACAAGTGCCCCCGGTCGTCCCCATGCTCCCGTGGCGTAGATTGCTAGTTGGAACCTCTTAGCACTGTCGGTCGTGACGACGTTCAACCCGAGTGAGTTAATCGTCACCGCGACATCGATCACGCCGTAGCTGCAAACGATCTTATTTGCGCCCGGCGTGACCGGACTTGCCGCCTTGGTGCCGTAGTCGAGCGGCGTACTCCAGTTGGTGACCTGCGGTGCGGGTGATCGTCTTTCGACGACACCGGCGGTCGAGGTGGTTGCGTCCGGTGGTGGCGGAGCACTGACGGTCTGCGCATTGGCCGATGTGAAAAGCGCAGCGGCGAGTAAGACGCCTCTGAGGACCGCGTTGACCATCAATGAGACTTCCAAGTTAAGCTGACGGGATCGCAGTAGACCGGGACGCTGACTGTCCCGCCGGCTGTCAGGGCACCATTGTATGTCGGGGCAGTCGCGTCTGAGACGCGGGCGAAGGAGCCATAAATCGCCCCGACGCATGACGGCAGCGTGCTTACTGTGTAAGATGCCAGTTGCGCCGGAATTGAGAACACCCATGGCGCGGTGCTGCTGCGCTGTTGCACCGATGCCAATACGCGCAAGGAACCACCAGCGTCGGTGCCGCGAAGAACGAAGTTGTTATCGCTCTGCATCAGCCATGTGATCGCTCCTCCCAGCGTGTCGTATGCGCCGACGCCGCTGCCGCTGGGCACCCTGACCGTGCTGGTTTGGATGACGGCGGCCGGTGTATTGTTAATCCCGTTCGACACGTAGTTCCCGGAGACGACAACGCTGTTGGGTCCGGTTGCAATCCCCGGTACTGTGCCGTACGACGATCCTGTTATCTGGTTTCCAATATAGGTCGAGATCGTGCCGGCGGTGTCCGACCTAAGCACGGCTTGGTTTAAGGCAATCGTATCAGGATCGACAATCGTGTTGCCTATGACGGTGATATTATTCGGCACGCCGCCAAGCTGGCCGTAGTTCAGGATTGCCCCGTTGCCGCCCCGTGGCTTGATGAAGCGATTGCCGATGATGGTGGCATTCGTGACTGCGCCACGGATTGCGAGCACGCCGTTGATGATTTCGTTATGCGAGAAGTCGATCGTATCGACAGTTCCCAGGGTGGCGAGTGGTTCCAGCAGCAAGCCGATGTAATTCGTGCCGGTGTTGTTGAACTGATTGCCGGTCGCGATAAGGTCGGACGCGTTCGCTGTGCCGTCCAGTTTCGGATTGTAATTGAGCAACTGTGCGGCAGAAGAGGTCTCCGCATAGTTGTCAATAACGCGCGTCTTGACTGGCCCCTCCCAGAAGTCCCACGGCGCATTGCGGAACTGATAGGCAGAGTTGCCTGACACCCGGAAATTGTAAGTGGCCAACCCGGCAACCGCGTCCTCCGCTCCGCGCAACTGGAAGACGTTACTCGTCACGCTCAGGTCTTGCGCCATGCGGAAGTTTATAGCGTGCTTGCCTCCGCCGGCTGGAACGATCGGTCCAAATGTCCCGTAGTCAAACGTGCAGCGGTCTACGTCGATATCGGAGTCGGTGATAGTCGTCGCGGCGTGATTCTGGTTGGAGAACATGTAGTAAGATGCTGACGGTATCGGCCACGTCGCATCGGCAAGGATCGTGGCTCCGTCGCAATGTACGTGCGTGTGCGACTTCAGGCTGATCGTGGCGTTGATGAGGTAGCTTCCGGCGGGAAACTCCAGCATGGCGCCGGTTGCCGGAACGGCGTTCGCGGCGGCCTGGATAGCGGCTGTATCATAGGTGGTTCCGTTGCCAACGGCGTTGAATGGGGCGGACTTGACGCTTATTCCCGACCCGCTGCCGGCCGATGCTGACAAGTCCAGAATTGGCTTCGGTGGCGTCGGACCTTGCGCGAACGCCGACGCGCACGCCAGCCGCGCAACGCACGCCGCGATGATCCACCGGCGCATCATGGCGCGAATGCCGCGATAACCTCGTCATACGCCGGCTGCCCGGTGCGCGTGGTGCCGTCCGGCGTCGTTCCGTCCGCCACGTAGCCGGCGATCATCAGCGCAGTCATCGCGTCCAGGTTGCCCTGCATCGTCGGCGCAGCCGCGCCGCGCGCCGCCGCTTGGGCCGCGCCGGTCAGCAGCACCTGCGCGCCGCGCCCTGTCGCCGTTGCTGGCATTACGGCGTTACCATTCCCGCGCCGAGAATGCTTGCGCCGTGGTCGCGCCTATGATGGACAGGACGGCGCTGGTGGTGAAACCGTTGGCCATTGCGTCGCAGGTATATTGCGCGCCGGACGGCACCTTGATTGACGGTTGCAGTAACGCGGCGGTGCCCTGGTCATTGATCCACAAGTCGCCCGCGCTGATGTTCTGGACTTTGCAGCCATGCCGCGCCGGGTTGAACGGCATCAGCACCTGAGCCGTGCCGCCGAGCGTGATCGTGCCGCTCCGGTCCTGAAAGCTCGTCTGCGCATGTGCCAGCGCGGGCCACAGCAGCGCGAGGAACGCGGCGAATACGAGTCGGAGCATCATGCCGGCGGTCCTTGCGGTTGCGGCTGCGGGATGGGCGTAGCGGCGGTGCGTGCGGTGTTCACCGCCGTGGCGTGCGTGCCGGCGATTGTCGCGACGGCCCGGTGCGTCTCGTGGCCGGCCTGGCGCGCGATCAGCGCGGCCTTGGCCTCGTTGGTGCTGGCGGCAGCGTGCTTGACCCTCAGATCGGCGATATGGTGTTCCAGCGCCATTTCCGGCGTCATCTCCGGCGCCCCGGACGTGCCGGGCGCGGACGGCGGATCGGGCGGCTGCATGAGCTGGTTGTGCATGCCGTGCACCTCGGCGATCGAGTGCACCGTATTGTGGATGCGTTCGGTGGCGAGCGCCTTGTCGGCGTCCGCCTTGGCCTGGAGCCCAGCCACGATGGCCTGCCCGTGCGCCGCCACCAGCGGCGCCTGTTCCGCCTGCTGCGCTTGCTGCTGCTGCTGATGTTCCTTCATGCGCTCGAGGAGCTGATCCTTGTTCTTCAGGCTGGACGCGGCGATCAGCACGTCGCCAGGAATCAATCCCGGCTGCACGCTCGCAAGCTGCGTGAGCGTTTGGAACTCCTCCGCCTGCATCGTCGGGACCGGCATGCCTTCCTCGACGGTGATATCCACGTCGAGATCCGTAATATCGTTCTCCACGCGCACAACCTGCGTCAGCCGCGGATCTCCGGGCTGAAGCGGCGGCTGCATGCGCTGCATCACGCTTGCCCGTTGTTCCTGCGGCATAGCGGCCAGCTCATCTTGCAACGTGATCTGGCGGTTGATGCCGACCCAGCGCGTTGAGCCGAGGTCGTCTGTAACGCGCACCCATTTGCCAGCGGTCCAGAACTCGCGCGCCGCCATCCACGACATTTCGTAAACTCGGCGCGACCACATGCGGAGGCTATCCGCCAGCGGTTCGTTCTGCGCCATGCCGCCGGCCTGCTGTGCCAGGATCGCGCGGCCGGACAACTCGCGCGGATCGGTGCCGGACATGCTGGCGTTGGGGCCGGACGCCTGCATTTCCTGCGTTGCGTGTTGGAGGAGCTGGAACTGGCCGGTTGCCATGTCGCCGCCGCGCTCGACCTCGAACTTCAAGCCCTGCCTTACTTCAACGTAGCCGTCCGGCCTCGCGACTTCCCTTCGCGCCTTGTCGACGTCCTCAACGGCGCCCTGCTCGGCGATGACCTGATGCACGCTAAGCAGATGCAGCGCCTTGCTATGCCGCTTGTTGATTTCGTCTTGCGGCGAAATCCAGTCGCGCACTGCGCCGAAGCGATGGTTCTCCCGATCGAGGTAGGCCGATTGCAGCAGCAGCCGGCATGCCGACTTGCCGCGCCGGTCGCGGAACTTCGACTTGGCCGGCGGGACGAGAATGCCAGAGCGGGTAAACGACGCCTCCCACACAAAGCCCCTTTCCGACCAAAAGCCCTGCAACACGCGCGTCCGGCGGCGTGTCGTGTCAGTCCAGGCGACGTTGCCCGGCCGATCGTCGTAACTCAGGGTGTGCTCGGTAAAGCTGCTCTCGAGTACGTCCCGCGCGTCGGGGTAAAGCTCCTCGGCCTGCTCGCGGTCCATCCACACCGCAAGGCCCTTGTAGCGCGCATCTAGGAAATCGACGGATCGCGAATGCGGATCGAACCAAATCCTTTCCCACGGCGCCTGTTCGTACGTGATGTTCGCGCCGCCCTTGCCGTCATCTTCAAGGCCAATCAGCACGCCACCGAAGCCCTCGACCAGCATGTTTTCATAGACCGTAGAACGGATAACCCCAAAGTCGTTATCGTCGCTGATAAACCGCAGCGCCTGGGTTGCCGCGTCGGCGCGGTCATCCTCGGTCGGATCGCGCGGGAACGCTTTTGCGTCAGTCCGTGCCTTACGCTCCATGCCGCACAAGAGGTCGATCTTTCGGCTGACATAGTTGAAGGTCGTTATCGGCTGGTGTCGATCGTCCAGCGCCTTGCGCTCCGGGCCGGTCCATTGGATGCAATTTTTGTAATCCCGCGCCTGTTCGGATTGCGCACGTGGCACGATGCTTTCGCGCTCGGCTTCCTCGAACCAGCGCACCAGGCGCGCATGCTGATCGTCCAGGTTGCGCGGATAGGCATCCGGATCGCCGTCCGTCTCCGTCGCCGCGACGCGGTTGTCCTGTGAGGTGGTGGGGGTCAGGAACGAGTTCAGCGCCGCGCTCATCAGGTCAACCGACCGCCTTCCGCTTCATCCAGTATTCGAGCCCGAGCACCTGCACGAGTTCCCAGCCTTCCGCGCCGACTCCGTTGAGTATCGCGAGGTTGTCCGCTTGGTTCGGTCGCATCGGCAGCATGGTATATTCCCAGCGTTCGCGCTCAGGAGATGCGCCAGCCGGAGGCTTCTTCGCTGTCTCGATCGAACGCATCGGCCCAACTATCCCTGACTTTCGGTTTGACTGCATCGCGTATCCATGGGCGTGAAGCACACGCATAGCGGCACTCGTCGGCCGCGTGGTCCTCGTTATCGGTATCCACGTCTTCGGCCCGCGCCGCGTCATGCTGCAACGCCGGCAGCGTGCGGATCAGATCGCGGCAGGTCGAGAACAGAAGAATCATCGGCTTGTCGTCCACGTCGCCGATCAATCGCTGGCGGACCAGATCCCAGCCGCCCATCGCGCCGCGGCCTGGCACGCGCTTGTTGTCCGCCGCGCGCCAAATCACGTTGTACGGCGCGGCACTCATCCGCATGGCGATCGACGGACCGCCGTCCTCAGTGAATATCGCCGGATCGGCCACGCCGAGCATCGGGCCGCCCGGATCGTCCGCCTCGCGCTGCCTGATGCCGGCCGCGATGGCTTCCGCCGTCATCCGCAGGCCGACGTTCGGTTGCCCCGGCTGCATGCCGTACCACTCGCGATAACGCACGATGCAGCCGCGGGCGATGTCCGGCACAGAGCCATCCGAGACGGCCCACCAGCCGACCGAGAACGGGCGCGCGCTTCCCCAGTCGAACGATCGGAAGCGCGGCCAGTGCGACGGCAGCTCGCGGGGCGCGATGACGTGGCGCTTGGTCGAGAACTCCGGAAAGAACGCTCCGAAGATTGCATCCCAATCGCCGTCGATCCATGCGCGGACCAACTCCGGCGGCCCGGAAAGATGCAAGCGGTCCTCGTATCCCGGATCGGCCTGTGTCAACAATCGGTTGTCGCGCAGCTTCGACGGAATGAAGATTGCCCGGTGCTGCAACGGCGTGCCGTCGATCTTGGTACGCGGCAGCGGTTCCAGGCCCAGCGGTGCGGGATCAACGAAACGGGCCTTGATCCATTGCTGTCCTGGGCCGCCGGGGTTGGCCGTCAGCACCATCTGCGCCGGTACGCCGGCCTTGCTGCGGAGCGTGCCAAACAGCATGTCGATCGGCGCGGACGATGGGAAATTGCCTGCCTCCTCGACCGCGATATCAGTAATGTTCTGGCCCTGGTACTTCGCCGCAGCCGCGGTGTTTTCGAGCGGGCGAAACCGGATACGCCCGCCGTGCGGCATGACGAATTGTTTGCTCTGATCGCGCCATCGCGCGCCGGTCGGGACGTAGATTTCCTTGGCGCGCTCGATCAGGTCATCCGCCTGCGGCATTTCACGGCGGAAGAATACTGCGTTGAAGCCGCGCCCGTAGCGCGCTTCCTTGATCGCGAACTTGCCGAGCACGCCATCGGTTTTCCCGCCGCCCCTTGCTCCGCCGAATAGTATCTCCGGGAACGGGCATTTAATCAGTGCGTGTTGGGGTCCGACCTGGGGACGCCAGATTACTTCCGTATTCACGGAACCATTCTTCCTCGCTCATCGGCTCGGCCATCACGATGGAAGCGCGCACAACGGCGTCAATCTCCACCGGCTGCACGCGCCACATATGCGGCATGCGGCGTTCGAGCCAGCGATCGGCGGCCCATGCGGCGGCTTTGTCTTTTCCCGTCGCGATGTTGAAGAAGTTGGCGTGAACCGCGATCGCCATGTCTGGCAGCGCGTCGTCAAGCTCCCTGCGGAAGTTCTTGCGCAGCGTGCCTTTCGATATTCCCAGCCGCTTCGCCATGAATGCGTGGCTCGCTATGCCGGCCGCCCCGATGACCCACTTGCGTTGGTTCTCGGTCGGCACGAACGGCGGCTGGCCCATGCGCGCCGGCGCGGCAACGGGCGGAGGTGCGGGCGGCTTGCGTGCGGCGCGGCGGCGGGGGTTCGGCGGCGGCTTTCTCGGCATCAGGCCACGAGGCTGGATGTGAATGTGTGTGGGCTGGCAGTCGCGCTCCGGTGCTTGGCGACTAGGCGCTTGATGACGCCGGGCGTCAGGTGCTTGCCCAGCGATTCGAGGAAGCTATCCACGTCCAGCGCATCGCCGGGGTTGCCGACCTTGAGCGAGATCGTGACCGCGGATCCGCGATACACGACGCCCTCGTAGCCGGCCGGCTTGGGGTGCTTCTCGTGGTCGAACAGCACGCCGAGCCGCACACACTCGCGTGTGGCCTTGTCTTTGTCGGCGGTCGCGGTGCGCTTGGCCTGCGCCTTTAGGTGGTACGTAAGCGCGCAGGTGTCTTTCGCCGAAAGGTTCCGTCCGGTAGAATCGAGCGGCATAGAGGCTCCTGGGAGGTGGGGATGGCGGAGGTGCCTGTGGATGTGACGACGGCGCGAACGCCCGAGGCACGCTGTCCCTACTGCGACCACCTCGTTGATGCGGCGTCGTCTCTCGACAAGGACTTCACGCCGCCGAAGCCGGGTGATCTGACGGTATGCTTCTATTGCGCGCAAGAATTGGTGTTCGACGCGATGCTAATTCCGCGCAAGCCGGCGGCGGGTGAGCTGATCCTGGCCTATGCGCAGCAGCCGGGCCTGATAGATGAGATTACGGCGATCAAGCGGATGATCCGATCCGCAGACAGGAGGTAGCCATGCCGTTTGACGGGCGCGGGTTCGATGTAGGGCCACCATCGCTGCGGACGCTGGCGGACGTGCTGCGCGACCGTAGCCGGTGGCCGGAGGGGTTCTGGTGGGATTACTGTAGCGCGCGGACGTGCGCGATGGGCTTGGCCGTACTCCTGTGGCCGGAACACGTCCTAACCATCGGTGATCTGGCGGACAAACTCGGTTTGTCGATGCGTGTAACGTATAGACTGTTTTTCATCACTCCCGGCTGCCGCACGTCCGATGTCACCCCGCACCACGTCGCGGACGCGATCGATGCGTATCTGGCGACGGTGCCGGAGCGGCGGTAGCGTTCACGACGCGTTCTCGGTTCTTGTTACCGACAACAGGTTAACCCGTTGTCAGCAACGGTTACGCCGCTTCTCCCGCGCGCTCGGCGGCGATGGCGTCCCGGTTGCGGAAACCGTTGCAGCGCATCAGCACGTCGAGACCACGCGCTTCGGTGCACATCGGGCACCAGTGATCTCCGGGCACAAGGTCATCGTCGAAGCCGCAGACGCCGCATTCGTAGTTGCTCAGCGCGGGTGACGGATGGTCTGGCATCCCGCCAGCCTACGCCCCCGCGCGCTCGGCGGCGATGGCGGCGAACGGGCGGCCCGTGGGTTCGTGGATGGCAGTGCCGCCGCTGAAAAGCTGCCAGCGCCGGATTGCCACGTCGGTGTACTGGGGCGATATTTCCACGGCTACACACGCGCGGCCGGTTTGCTCGCACGCGATGATGGTCGTGCCGGACCCCAGGAACGGATCGTATACCGCATCGCCCGGCGCGCTGTTGTTCTCGATCGGCCGGCGCATGCACTCGACGGGCTTCTGGGTGCTGTGGCCGGTTTCCGATTTCTGCGGCTTGTCGATCTGCCACACCGTCGTCTGCTTGCGGTCGCCAATCCAATGGCCCGTTGCACCGACGCGCACCGCGTACCAGCATGGCTCGTGCTGCCATTGGTAATGTCCGCGACCGATCGTAATGTGGCTCTTAGCCCAGATGATTTGCGCGCGCCGCTCAAGCCCTGCATCTTCGAGAGATTGGATCGACACGTCGCTGCATAGGGATGCGCACCAGACGTATGCGACGTCGCCTAGGAATAGTGTCCAAGCCTCCGTCCAGTCTGCACGATCGTCGTTCTGCACCCTACCCTTCGCGGTGTCTTTCCGGTTGCCCATTGATGGACTGTGCTTTGCAGCCGCATCGCGCCAGCCGGCGTCGTAATCCACTCCGTAGGGTGCATCGGTCACCATCAGGTGCGGTTTCGCACCCGCCAGCGCCGCCTCGACCACCGCCGCATCGGTGCAGTCGCCGCACGTCAATCTGTGGCGGCCGAGAATCCACACATCGCCAACGCGCGACACCGCGACCGCCTGCACCGCCGGCGCATCGTCCGGGTCGGTGTTGCCGTCGGCGGGGCCGAGGAGCCGCCCGATCTCCGGCATGTCGAAGCCGGTGAGGCTGAGGTCGAAACCCAGGTCGCGGAGCTCGCCTAGCTCAAGGCCGCGCAGTTCGTCGTTCCACCGTCCCTTACGGGCGCTCTCATTGTCCGCCATGACGTATGCACGCTTCTGCGCGTCATTGAGATGCCGCAGCTCGATCGTCGGCACCATGGCCATGCCCAGCTTCTGCGCCGCCAGCACACGGCCATGGCCTGCGAT